TATGGGGGGAAACCCCATGGATGGGCAACAACCTATGGGTCAACAAATGCAACAACCTATGGGCCAACAAATGCAACAACCCATGGATCAACAAGGAGGTTCAATTGAATCTAATTTGCAAGGACTTGGTGGACCCCAACAACCTCAGATGGGTGATCAAAGAAGTATGGATGAAAAATATAGGGCATTAACTTCATTAGGATTAAATCCTCAAAACATGAGTCTTGGCGCTAAGATGATTGGGGATATAGAAAAGAATAAGGCGAGAGAAAGAGATATTTCATCTCGCGAAAGAACGGAAGCGTTTAAGATAACTTCACCTTATAGATCTGAACTAGCTAAAGAAGTACAATCAGCATCTTATATCAGTGATGTTATTAAAGAACAAAAAGAACTGAGCAAGTCTGGTAAAATGGACAGTCCTTTATGGGCTGCGTTTTTAGATAAAACTGGATTAGATGCTTTAAAAACCCCAGAAACTCAACGATACCAAGCTTTAGAAAAAGAATTTCTAAAGGATCTTAAATCAGTTTTCGGTGGAAAAGTTTCTAATATAGAAATGGAAGCTTTTTTGCGTGGGGTTCCAAAAGCTACTAATTCTAAAGAAGCTAGAGAAAACATATTGGATCGACTTGATGCATTTTATAAAGCAAAAAAATTAAAATTTAAAATGTCTCAGAAGATAATTAAAGAAAATAATGGTATCCCTCCTTTAGACTTACAAGATCAAGTGACCGCAAGAACAGTTGATAAAGAAAAGGAATATGCTCATCGGTTCTTAGGCATTCCGAGTGATGCAAAAATGATATATAACCAAAAAACTGATCAAAAAGCGTATGTAACTAAAGATGGAAAAAGAGTCATTATAGATTAAGGAATTAATATGGATTCAGATTGGATAGAAGTAGATAGTTTTCCTACAAAACAAGAACCAAAAAATGAAGGAGTTCCTGATTGGATAGGCCGACAATTAAGTAGAACTGGCGCTCGAGCATTAGAAACAACTGCGGGAACTCCAAGATCCAGCTATGATTTGTTACAGGCAGCATCAAGTTATATACCAGAATCTGTAAAAGGTGCATTAACACAAGGTTTATCTGCAATACACCCCGCTGCTTCATGGGTTCCTTCTTTGGTGGGAGCGGTTGGATCGCAATTGCCTTCATCTCAAAATGTAAGAGAGACTTTAGCGCAATTAGCACCAGAAGGATATCTTGAACCACAAACAGAAGGGGAGGAAGTTGCTGATGCTATTACTTCAGCTACTACTAACTTACTTTTTGGTAAAATTGGAATACCAAACCTTCCTACTACTGGAAAAGCTGCCCTTGATCTAATTGCTAGTTCAGTAAAAGGATTAGGAAAAGCAGCAACTGCTGCATCTGCTGGTCAAATTGGTAGTTTTTTATCCAAGAAATTAGGTGCTGGGCCATTAGGTCAAGAACTTACTAATGTTGGAATGACATTGATTACATCTGCTGGGCTAGGTTCAAATTTAAATAAAGCTGCGGCTGATGCATATGCTATAAGAGATAATGCTATAAGATCAGGAGAATCTATTAAAGGCAGTAATGTATCAAACATAACAAAAAGGGTAACAAACAATTTCTTAAATAACTCAATATCAACCAAAAGGCCCGGCTATGAACAAGTTAATGATATAGTAAATGCTCTTGATAATGCTGTTAATACAAATCAATTTGGAGACAAATTAGCTCCCCTAAAAGGGTTAGTGTCTATAAAAGAACAAATGGGGGACTATATTAGTTCTCTGCCTAAGGGATCTGATAAGGCTAAAAAAGTTATTATTGGTATTAATGAAGAACTAAAAGCCATGTTAAAAAACCCTTCTATTACCGGTAATAAAATATTTAGCGAAGCTCAAACAGCAGCTGATGGACTGTATACGCATATAAAAAGTTCACAAAATATTAATAATTGGGTTCGTGATGTTTTGACTAGTCAAACTGTATTAGGAGCTGGGTCCCTTGCATCAATGTATGGACTTGCTACTAATCCTGCAGGAATGATAGGAAAAGCAGCAACTGCTGGTGCTGTAGCGGGTGTAGGTTATGGAGTAGCAAAAAGTGGAAATTTAATAAGAAACATAGCCACTATTCCATCAGTGAGAAAAGAATATACAAAAATGATCATGATGGCTTCAAAAGAAAACACCGCTGGATTCATTAAAAGCGCAAAAAAACTAAATAATATATTATCAAAAAATGAGTCAGACGAGAGCGATTGGGTAGAAATTTAATGAAAAGTTCTAGAATGAAGTGCAGCCTTTTTTGTTGGACCTATTTTTTTGGTTAAAAACAGTTTACCACTAAAAGGGTTGTACTTCGAACTTGAATTTACCAATCTTTATAATCAGAACCATTATATTCATAGAAACCTTCACTTCTACTTTCATCTTTATGTTTACATGCTTGTGAACACACCCATACGATTAATAAAAAAACTAGAAAGTCATCCATAATTAACTCCATTCAATATGTATTTCTTTATTAAATAATGCTTTATATACAATGTTTATTGTATGCTTAAAATATTTTATTGTAAAGCTATTTCTTTTTAAATTACCAAAAAGAAGGATGAGATCTTACGCTTATTCGGGTAGATCGCCCGACTTGCCCGATTATCCAAATTTAATTAGCTACTTATTGCCTGTTTTTTAAAGAATACAGAGTATCGGGATCTTCTCTTAAAGGATTAACATTTCGTCCACTTTTTCCATCCTGAGATACTGAAAAGGTATGTACATACTTAAATTATTCTCTAGGAGATAGATAATGCCTATTTTAAATGCAATCAATGTTGGCAATGCGAGTGTAGCAAACGCTCCAGTTGTCGCATTAAGAAATCCAGGGCTTGGTGATATTATATATGTAGTCGGTCAAGTTTGGATTAACACAGTTGATGATACAAGTTTTGTTTTAACAAGCTTTGGTCCGGGTGGAATTCCAGTTTGGACAACTCAGGGAGTTGTTGGTGGTGCCCTTGTTGCCACCAGTTTAGTAACCACGCCTGGCCCCATTAGTCTTACAGGAACTACAACAATAACAGGCGACAATAATGTTACTGGCGTTATAACTCTTACTGAAAATAGCGGTACTAATGGCAGTATTATTATTCAATCAACTCAAGGCACTTCGGATAGTTCTGTTGAAATACAATCAGTTGCTGGGGGTATTGAAATTATTACTAGTGCGGCTGGTAAAGATGTGGCTATAGTAAGTAGCCTTGGTTCTTTTGTTGCCTTTGCTGGAGAAAATTCATCAACAGCAATTAGTCTTAACGCTTCTGGTGGGACTTCAAGTGGGATAAGACTTCAAAATTCGACTGGGACCGCAACTAATTCGATTGATCTTACTTCCACATTGGGTGGTGTTACTATAACTGGTACACGTGTATCAGTAGGTGGTAGTGGTGAACTTCTTAACTTTTCTGGACTCAATGCACCAGGAGCAATTAATCTTACCGCATCTGGTGGGGTTTTAACTGGAATATTAATTGAAAATACCAGTGGAACCGCAACTAATGCGGTTGATATTAATGCCTTATCGGGTGGTGTTGATATAACTGGTGCACTAAATGTATCAATAGAAGGACAGCAAAATGCTCCTGGTGCCGTATCATTAGAAGCATCTGGTGGCGTTGCCTCTACAATGAGCTTAACTAACAGCTCAGGTACTACTGTTGGTACAGTGCCTTCAAATGCAGCAATTGGGATAGTATCTACAGCCGGTGGTATTGGTATTAGTGCCGCAAAAGATGTTTCAATGATTGTTGGTACTGATATAGTTCTTAATACAGTCCTTGGCGATGTGTCATTGCTTTCTGATGCAACTGACGTTGATATTGAAGCTACTCTTGGAAATGTAAATATTTTAAGTCCAGTAGGGACAATTTCCATGAATAATTTTGGATCTGCTGGCGCTACTGATATTGGTAATAAAACCGCTGGTGGTTTAGTAACTCTAGAAAGTTTAACTGAAATCAGAATTGACCCTGTAGCAACTTTATCGCTTGCGCCAACAAGTACCGTATCCAGTATAGATATTGGTAATATATCTCCGAGTGTTTCTCGTACAACTGTTGTTAATGGTGGCGCGGTTATATCTGCTATTACTGACACGCTCTCATTAGCTCCTGGTGGAGTTAATACAAATGGTGCTGCTTCAAAAGTGGTCAATATTGCTTCTGGAAATAATTTAGTTGGTTCTCAAATAGTAAATATTGCTACTGGAACTACTGTTTCTGGCGCTAAAACAGTTACAATAGGTAACGTTGATGGCCTCACTACTATTAATGAATTTGGTGCAATTTCTATGAACGTATCAGGCCCAGGCGTGACCACAATTGGTAATGCTGTAGCTGGTGGTGCAATTGATTTAACAACTAATACTGCTGATCTAACTTTATCAAGCACAGGCGGATCCGTAATAGCTACTTCAGCACGAGCTGCTAATAATGCTGTACAAATTACCGCAACAGATCCTCTTGGTGGTGTACTTATTACTGGTTCAACTACCGGTAATGTATCTATCGCTAGAAATACTCTTGCTGGTGCTGCTGGACCAAACGCTGCTGTTGCAAGCACACTTAATTCACGTGTTGGATCTGTTACTTATGCAGGATATACCCAAGCTGCCGCTTCAACATTAGTTATTACTCTAACAAACAGTTTTATCGCAGTTAATTCACTTATTTTTGCACAAATGACAGATGTAAGCGCTAACGCGTCTGCTATGACACTTAACAGAATAAGAACTAATGCAGGAAGTGCTGTTCTTACTTTTATTAATAATGGATCACAAGCGGTCAATGGTAACTTACAACTAAACTTCTGGGTATTAAGCTAATAATTAATGGGGGTCTTTATGGCCCCTTTTTAACAAGGAGATAGTAATGGCTTATGGTTTAAGATTAGTGCCTGACTTATTAAGGACATCTGCTTTTGGGGCAATTGGTGCCGGATATACTGCAGTTGGTACTGTATTTCTACATCCTATGCGTATTGTAAGTATAAAAAATCTTACTGATGAGAGTCTCTTATTTTCATTTGATGGAATCAATGATCATGAAATAGTTTCCGGACAATCAGGAATAGTGTGGGATTTCTGTGCTAATAAATATGGTGATGCTGGAGCTGTAATTGGTGCTGGTACCACAATCTATGTTAAACAAAGTGGTGTTCCAACTACTGGTTCTGTCTATATTAGTGCATTCTATGGATTTGGGGAGTAGTCATGTCACAGATACAAAGCTTTATTTCTGGAACGGGACCAACGCCAGGAACTCTTCTTACATTGACTGGTGATAGTGGAGGTGCTGTTGCGCCAGATGGTGCTGGCAATATAGATATATTTTCTACAAGCGCTAGCGTTGGATTTGCTGAAATAATAGGAAGTCCAATTATTCCTAACACTCTTTTTATAGGTCCTTTAACCGGGGCAGCTACCACTAATGATAACGTTTTTACTTTTATTAATGTAGCTCTTCCGATAACGTTTCCTACTGTGATTGCATCGAGTGCATATGTATTATCAGCAAACGTAATAGGAAGTAGAGACGATTTTTCCGCATCATGTGGTGGGTTTTGTACAGGAGTAGCTCGTCGAGAAGCAGTAGGAAACGCAGTGCTTGTTGGAGAAAATACATTAGCAAGTAAAGATTCGCCTGTAGGAACCCCAACTTTTAAGGTTGACCTTGATGGCAATGTTCTTGGTGTATTTGTACAAGGACTTGCGGGACAAACATGGAATTGGACTTGTACTTTTACCTATCAAAGACAATAACTTAAGGAGATTACATGTCATCAGATTTAAGAAATAGTAATGGAAATCCATTTTTATATTTAGAAGACGCGACTGGTAGTGCCGCTTTTGGTATTGATGCTGCAACAAATACTGTTAATTTGATTGCATCTGATGCAATCGCAAATCTTGATCCAAGTTCAGGCGGTTCATCCATATCTATTCAAAGTACTACTCCTGGAGATATTGAATTCTCTCCAAAGGGCGCGGGGCAATCAACCTTTGTTAATGGCGATGTAGAAATATTTGCTGGCAATCTATTAATGAAAAACACTGCGGTAGCAGGAACAGAAGGTGTTATTGAATATGGTGGCAATAGATTCGTCCACAATGCTGGAACTGATAATACTTTTGTTGGCAGTCTTGCAGGGAATTTAGGAACAACCGGTGATAGTAATGTTGCGGTTGGTACTAATGCATTAAATAATGCTACGAGCATGACTGGCATGACAGCAATTGGATTTAACGCATTAACGAATCTTACTGCTGGAATAAACAATACGGCTGTTGGTTATTTTGCTATGGAATCTGCAACAAATGCTAATCAAAATACGGCTGTTGGTTATAATTCTTTAAGAGCTTTAACTTCGCCTGGAATTGGCGGTGGTCTTAATGCGGCATTTGGAGCTTCTTCTTTAATTTCGAGTACATTGGGAAGATTTAATACCGCTTTGGGATGTCAGGCATTAAATTTTCTGAATGGCAATGGAGATAATGATATTTACAACCTAGCTGTTGGTATTCAAGCTGGTCGGTCAATGACGAGTGGAACTAATAATACTTTAGTTGGTGCACAAGCTGGTGTTGCTACTCTTTTGGGAAGTGGTCTACTAACTGGTGATAACAATGTTATTGTTGGGGCACATGCGGGAGAGACTTATACTGGTGCAGAAACTTCTAATGTACTTATTAGTAATGCTGGTGTAGTTGGTGAAAATCTTACAACACGTTTAGGTACGACTCAAACAAGGTGCTTTGTATCAGGTATATCTGGAGCTGCTGTTACAGCTACCGGAACAGTTGGTATTAATGCTGCGGGACAACTTGGCGCATCTAATGGAACTAATGGCCAAATTCAAGTTGGCGGTGGTACAGGCCCCGTATGGGCTAACATTACTTCAACCGGGTCTTCTATCACGGTAACAAGTGGTGTGAATAGTATTAATTTAGAAGCAGCAGGTCAACCAGGCCTTACATGGAGCATTGTAACAGGCACGACTCAAGCAGCCGCAGCTAACGGTGCTTATATTGCAAATAATGCCGGTCTCGTTACTGTGACCTTATTAGCAGCAGCAAGTGCTGGTGTTGGTACTAAATTGGCTGTGACTGGTGTGAATAATGCCAATGGGTGGATAATAGCTCAAAATGCCTCACAACAGATCTTTTTTGGTACATCAACCACAACTGCTGGGGTTGGCGGTTCATTGTCTTCTAACAACATACGTGATTCAATAGAATTGGTATGCGTATCGGCTGATGGATTGTTTTGGAATGTAGTAAGCTCTGTAGGAAATATAACAGTAGTATAGGGGAATATATGCCTAGTAATAATTCTTTAAACAACGCAAGTTCAACTAATATTGCTTCAGAAACTCAAGTTTTTACTGTATCCAATAGCAATAATACGGGTTCATCTGCTGCTCAAATTAATGTTAGTGTTGGTGGTGGTTCTACTACCGGAGATCCACAAACAAGTTATATTGTACCTGGTGCGACGACATGGTCTGTTGGTGTAGATAACTCAGTGTCTGATCAATTTGTAGTAGCATCTTCAGCTACATTGGGAACATCAAATGCCATGGAAATCCTTACTACCGGAGCGGTACGGTGGCCATTACAACCATCATTTGCTGCTTATCTAAATAATAATGATTTCAATAGAACTGGTGATGGTACTGTTTTTACTCTTGGAAGTGGTCTTGCCCTTACAAAGGCATTTGATAAAGCTAATAACTTCAATACCAATGGTACATTTACTGCACCAATAACTGGACAGTATTTTTTATCAGGTGGTTTTCAGTTGGCTCTTTGTGCCACAAACACTGGTATTGAGATTCGGTTTGTGACAACTGCTAGGACATATTCCAGTAGAACCAATAGGGTGTCAGCAAACACAACTACCGCTATAAGTCTTAGTACATTAGCTGATATGACTGCTGGAGATACGGCAACTCTGGCGGTAGTTGGTTATGGTGAAGCGGGAGCAACTGAAAGAATCGATGGACTTTCTTCTGATATGGTAAGCTTTTTTTCCGGTTATTTAATGGGGTGATGATATGCCAACTAATAATTCTTTAAACAATGCAAGTTCAACCAATGTTGCTTCACAGACTCGAATTCTTACTGTATCCAATAGCAATAATTCGGGTACATCTGCTGCCCAAATGAATATTAGTGTTGGTGGCGGCTCTACTACCGGAGACCCACAAACAAGCTATATTGTATCTGCTGTGGATACTTGGTCAATGGGTGTTGATAACAGCGACAGTGATAGCTTTGTAATCTCTAAAAATGCTGCCCTTGGTACATTTAATTCTCAGAGAATTACTGTTAATGGCGTCAACACTTTTCCATTACAACCGTCTTTTTTGGCAATACCAACTAGTGATCGATTGAATGCAACTGGTACTACCACCCCAGCTACTGTTGGTCAAACAGTGGGATATACAGTAATATTCGATAAGTCATCTGGTATTAGTGGTACAGAATTTAGTAATACAACTCCTGGACAATATATGCTTATGGCATCAGTTACTCTTAGTAATTGCTTAATAAATACAGGCGCAATTCTAAGGATTCGCGCAGGAGGTCCGAGAGGGTTGATTAAAACTATTAGAAGACCAGCTTCTTCAACCGATCTGTCTATTAGTCTTTGTGGCATTATTTCAATAACAGGCCCTATTTCAACTTTTTGGGTAACTATAGCGGGTCTTGGTGAATCAACAGCTAGAAACACCATTGTGGGTGGTACCGCAGACGTTAAAACGTTTTTTGCTGGATATTTAATGGGTTAAGATAAATACTTCTTTCTCACTGCTTGCCTCCAAGAACCCTTTATCTTGGGGGCTTTTTAAATGAATGTACCTGTAGACATACCACCAAATATCATGGCGTTAAGTTCAAAGCCGTTTGTTATTGATGAGAGACTAAGCATCTGTTCATTAGACATATAAAAGTGTAGTTGAACTACCTCTCCGTCTTGCTGAAAATAAACTCGATGATAGAACCGATCTTGAAGTGCCTCTGATGGTTTTGAGGGATATGGTGAGGTTTCTAATATGTTAGTACCTAATATAGCACCTGACGCTATAGAATCTTGAACTACTGGTGCTGTTGATGTACTGGTAATATAATCTACCGTAATCTGACCACTGGCTGTCCTATCGACATAAAAGTCAACCCAAGGTATGAACCATCTCTCATCACTATCCATATTAAAGTTGTATTCCTTGGTCTTTATCTCCATTTGTGAAACACGCTCTATGGTACCACCACCACGATAAGGATTAACTACCGGCGCTAAATTAGTATTAATACGTATCGTATCTTTATCAACATACACTACTTCTTGGATAGTATTATTTAAATTATTAAATCCGGGACCTACAAGGGGTCCAGGAGTAATATTATTAATAAATATATACGGTGACCGGGTATTAAAATTATGGTTTATAACTGTAAGAGTAACAAACCCAATACCTTGTGTTATATTAGTAATCTGGAGCGACATGGAATTACGGGATAGATTTGGAGTAAGGATAAACATAAATCCTTGTTGGTTACCTGCAAGTACTGATCTAAACTGACTTTGTTTTCTTTNNANGATGTTANCCAAAGGTNCCNGGAGATGGNAATATCCTAAAGCNGTAATTGAATCGTCACTATAAGACCATGTATTTCCTATATAATCTAATACCAATACCCTATTAGGAAACGTATCACTCTCTAAGTAATTTGCTTCATCTGAAGAGTATGAGAAGTATGCAAGTTCTTCAAAGTAATCACGAATACCTTGTACTCGTTGCGGTCCAAATTTCGTATTGCTAATATCAAACACTGTATCGGGAATATCTACATCAATACGTTCTACATTGAGTCCATTGCATGCATGAATACCAACAGACCCCATACCAATAACCACTTTATCAAATGGGATTATTGAGTTGGTGGACTCTACACCAAGTTCTGTATTAATCTTTTGAAGTTGGAATAATTGAACTGGATTGCCGGTAAAAACGAGTTCATAGGTACTTGATTGAAAGAATATTATCAATCGATCTTTCAATGATTCTACCGCAATGATTGCTTCATTAGTAGGAGCATCAAGAAAGTCTCCCAGACCTTTTATATCACTACGCCATGAATCAACCGCTGTAGGGTCTCCATATTGCTTACACCATCTTATTCTGTTTTTAAATTGCAGTTCATTAGCACCAACCATCTCTCTTGTACCAAATGTTATAAGTACATTCTTAAAGGTAGTTATGATCAATGCAGTTAATAGAGTGTCTCCTGCAGCATTAGTAACCGGTGGTGGTAATGTATTCCAATTTACTGAATCATAATATTGTATGCCATCAGCAGATACATTGTTAACTACATAGAGATTATAATCAGAAGCCTGAGCGGCTCTATAGTTAGTGGAAGAATGAAAATCATGATCAGTGCCAGTCCAAAGTCCAGTGCCGGATCTATCCCAACCTAAAAGTTGATATTCATAAGCAAAGTTTGTATCAAAGACTATTGTTCTTTCAGTGATAATACTTTCTTCTTGAAAAAGCGCTATATGCATAACGGGGTTTGCAGGATAATAATAGACAGCGGAATTTTGGACTTCACCGAGAAATACAACTAGTCCAATAGTGGTATTAAATTCTCCCTCTCCAAATGCACCAGTGTTTAACATTTGAACGGGAGTGCCCAAAGCTGGTACCGTATACTGATTTTCAAAAACTGAAAACATCTGTCCAAATTTAAGTGGATCTACCAAACCGGGAACAATAGAAACAAAATCGCCTACTCCGTTGGTCGTACCAATTTCCAGTCTCAACCGAGTAAACTGTTCTTTAGCGGTAGGAAGAATATCCGGACCGTCTTCCATAGGACGAGCACCAAAACGTTTCTTAATGCGTCCACGCCAGTTATATACATTACGTAATAGTTCATACGCATCATCAGCTATAAGCCAAGGTTTTTTATTGGTTTGCGTACCTGATTTTAGTGGAGCAATGAGAAAGTTTTGGAATGCCATATTATATTCCTACCAGGAAAAATTATTATTACCAGATCCAAACGAATTTCTATCACTGAGTTGATTTGTATATATAGTACCGGTTTGTTCATTAGCGTACTGTACCCATGAGCGACGTTGAACAAGTAGTTCTTGTCTTTTATATTCTGGGAACAATGATTCTGCACTGTCGTTATCATTACGATCTTGGAATATCTTAATTGCAGCACCATACGCTATGTATTGCCACCATTGTTCTAGTTTGGGTGTATCACCCGCTGCAAGTAATGCTGATGGTCGTATATACACTTCCATTTCAATTGGATATGGTTGGTCTGGTACTGGTCGCACAGTAAATTTATTATCATAATAAAGCAGGCTTGTTGGTCGTGATGGATTGTAAGGGAATGTCATCGCATTGACTTCAATACCCGCCTTAGGCGCAATGTTAAAACTTATCTGGAAAGCGCCAGTAATGTAGTTAATAGTGTTTAATCCGGCACCTACATCTCCGATAAGATTACCCGCTCCATCATCATGTAATTCCAAGCCAGTATTAGCTGTGGTAACTGATGAAAAGGTGACATTGTTTCTGAGTACTGGAATTGCGGTTAAGGTACCAGTAAAATCAGTTAACCCACCAATTGTACCCGAGGCTACTTGAACAATGTTATTTGTTTTAGGCCATATATTAAAGTATTCTTCTGGCTTTTGAGAGAACATCATTTTGCTACCAGCAGAATACATCGGATAATGTGTCGTGATATAGTTCTGGTCAAAGTTTAACAATTGAGGGACTATAGCGGTACTATCGGTTGCATATTCAGATATAAAGGGTTCACACCACCACGTTAATTTTGTTCTTAATGAAAACAATCTCAGTTCTTCTGGGAAGTCATATAAAACAAATGTATTTACATACTCAATGATTTCAGCATCAGATATCATTTGTGCAGACGGAGAACGAGTAAGTCTTCTTACTTTTATAATTATTGCCTGTAAATTTGATGCCATAACTTTCTCCTAAGGGTATGGTAAAACATTTTTAGTTGCGCCAAGTAAGGTTGTAGCGACTTCACCAGAAGGGACTGCTTGAGCGCTTTGTAAAGGGGCTGCAGGAACCACAAAAGAATCAAACAAGCTTGAATCAATATCCGTTACAAAAAAATCAGGAAACGCAGGAAAAACAAGAGTAATCAATCCAGTTTTGCCGTTCAATTGATTCATGCCGTATTCAGCAGGTATAAGAAACTTAATATATTGACCAACAAGAAATGTATGCGCAAAAGATGTTTGCACTACTGCAAATTGTTGTCGTGTTATTCCAGTGATTGTAGCCAAGGCTGGTGTAAATGTAGGAAACAGTTCTGCTCCGCTTGGCATATCAATCCTTTAAAATGCTATTTCTGGTGTTTCAATTTCTACGGTAACAATATTAGTTGAAGTAAAATCTGCATCTTCAAAATCAAGCTTTTGGAAGTTAGTTCTGTGATTTTTAGAATTGATTCGGACAGTTCTTTTACCATCCGCATTTCTTTCATTAATATGAACCGGAGTAAATACACCGACTGCTAAATGTTTTGCTACCATATAAGGAAGTTCATAGTTATTACCATCTATTAATGAATAACTACGTACTTGATCCTCAGGATACTTATGAAAAGGAAAGGTTAATTCTGCACCCTTTGTTTCTAAGTTAGAGAACTTTCCTTTAACCATAGTATGATCACGATCATATTGCTTCTTATACGCTTTTTCTTTTTCTTTATCGTTAAATTTTGGCATATACATTTTTTTTCCTTTTTAAAGAGGGCACCCAATTACGAATGCCCTATGTGTATTATCTATTATCTACCAAGTAAGATTTGCCAGCTACCCAATACATAACGTCACCAATAGCACCAGCAGGACCAGCCGTTAAGCCAGCAGCTGCAGCACCACCAAGTGTCATACCAATTATTGAAGTATTAACTACCGCATCAGCCAATGTATCTACATTATTAGCAAGTGATAAAGCAGTATTTTGACCAAATACATTTACCGTTGCAGGCGTGTAGTCACCGTTAGCCCCTATTGTTGCGTTCGTAGGGAATACGAATGCATTAAATGCACTTGTATCTAAATCAGTAGTGAATGTGCTTGCAGTTACCGCGTTAATGGTTGCAGTCAATTGGTTAATCTGAGTCATAGCATTTTGTGGAGATACAAGGTTAAATCGAACCTTTTGACCAACACGATACCCATGATCAACACTTGTTGTTACTACCGCATTTGCCGCTCTTGTAATATTTACTATAAAGCGGTATTGCGGATAGAAGATGCTACTCACGTTTACTTTGCGCCAGAAACCGGCGTTAGCAGATGCGCCAACCGTGTTTGCTAATGCATTAGTAATAGTAAAAAGAAGATTGTTATTAACGGTAATTTGGAAATCAATTCCGTTAAGTGCAAACCTATCAAGAAGAGCTGCAGATTGACTTAGTCTAACCACATCACCAGTTTTTAATGCAATACCAGAAGCTGCAATAGAAGATGTAGTTATTGCTGGATTTACATTATTAGATGTTGCTGCTGTAGCAACTGATGCTGATATTAATGGATCATTGCCTTGATCAAGTGTCGTAAAACCCAAGGGAGCAGGTACAACACCCATAGTTAATGGATCATTTGCCACAGTATCTAATTTAACAGTTGCAAAAGCTGTACCACTTGGAAAACCACGTTGCCAATAGAATGTAGTACCAAGGTCAGCAGCGCCGCCAATTGTTGCAATAGCAGTTGCATTGTAAACCCACATGAAATCTACATTAGATGGGATAGCAAGGTTAACATTAGAACCATTAGCAGTAAATCTGCCTTGAGTTATTATTGTTCCGTCCATCTTAAACTCCTAACCGTAAGGTACATCTTAAAGCAACAACCCACGCGTCATTTAAAATTCTATATGCCGCACCAAATTTATAACCAGCTGTAATATTTTGCGCCAAGGCACCCGAGTAAATTGCAGGGCGAAAAAGAAACTGAGCTGAAAATTGGTCTTGTTCAACGATTCCGTATGATTCTTTAGCGACGATAAAGACATTTAGAATATCTCTACCGAGTGCGGAAGCGTTAGGAATTACAGAACCAATTGAAGATACTAAGAAGCGGCAGTTATTCACTGCGCCCCACTCAGACTCAATTGTTTTGCTTTGATCAGGATATTCAGACTTAGCAATAAACTTAGGCATAATAGCGGGATTTTGAAGATCTGGGATTATACGGCTATTTGCCAACCCTATGAAACTATTGCGCGTTGGAGATGTCGCAAATTTCAAGTCGCCTTCAATTCCACCTAAAAACGTGCGTGCATCGTTATTAATTAACTGAGTAGTTACTTTATCAATATCTGGTGTAGTAATATTTGTAGGAAGATCACCATTGGTACCAAAAGTTGCGTTAACAAATGCGGCTGTTCCTGAAAGCATGTCACGTGTGAGTTCGTCTTCTGTACGACGTAAACTATCACCCAAACGAATAGCAGCGTTGTTTAAAACGTTGTCTTGAGCTTGTAAAGTTACTTGCTCGTTAATTATTATATACGTTCCATAGAATGAAATTTCAGCATCAATATCGACAGCGGTCAAAAGTTGCGCATCAGGGTCGATTCCGGTATTACCGAGAGGAACTGTTGCGGATGACAGGGGATTATAACGTCTGAATCGTGCAATATTACCACCTCGTGCTGGCATATGTTCACGCATCGCAGGGATACGGTGAATATAGTTAGGCACTGGAGTGCTTAATATCATTTGATTAAATGATACTTG